CTATTTCTTCTATAGGGTAAAAAGGAGTAACAATTCCACGACTGTTGAGTGTTTGATAAAACAGTTCGTGTTGCAAATAGTTTTCAAACGCAAGCCTACCGAGACCTTGGACATCTCCAAATTCTACGTAAGCTAAGTCGTCTTGATTGATAGATTTACCCTGCCTTATCTGCTTTGTTATCTAGCTTGTTGAAAATTTGTTTACAAATATCTTTAATCTCGTCAATATCTCTGTGATAGTCTTCTTTTGTTACATAACCACGTTGAGTTTCACGAACATCGTTATCCAATCTTTCTATCGTCTTTGTGATGTTGTTCAGCACCCATCCTGCAAGAAATCCTGCAACTGTGACCACAATATCAAATAATTGTTGTAACTCCATGTTAGACAGCGTAGTAAGGTACTTTTACGACAGTGCCATTTAAATCAAAAAGCATATATCCTTGCGGAACAAGCGGGATACTAGCCGTAGACATAGTGGCATTAGCGTTAGTCGTAGCAGTGTGGTTGATTGTTTGTACGTTTTGTGTACCAGCGTTAATTGTTACGTTACCGCTTGTAATTGTTACGTTAGAAAGAGTTAAGTTGCCAACACTAGACGTTGTTGAACCTAATGTTATTGTTGCGTTTCCTAAAGTAGCTGTTGAATTAGACAAATAGCTATTTGGAAATGTTGCACCTAATGCGTTAATAGTAATGGTGTTGTTACTATTTAACGTCATCGCATCTGTTGTTGCGTTATTTCCTACAAAGTGAACAGCATTATTAGTAATAGTACCAATAACTAAATCTGCGTTACCAGAATAAGCGTAAACAACATTCGAGTTATAAAACCTTCCAGTTCCAGAATAGGTGCTAGATGTAATTCCAAAATCACCGTAGGCAGTACCAGTATCATTGACAACCGTAAAGTCAGTAGATGCTTGATTACCGTTGCTTAAATTTTGTACAACTATTTGTATATAGCTATTATCATTTGACGCATAAGAAACAATAACGCCTGTGTCTGAATAAGATAGATTTCCATAAGAAAATACACCAGCACTTGAACTTGAAAATATATTTCCTGTTCCAACAAAAGAATTGGCTGTTGTTACATTATCAAAAACAGAACCACTACTAATTATTACATTGTTAAGAGTAAGATTAGATAAAGTTGTAGTAGTGCTACTGGCGTTAATAGTCGTGTTTCCCAGGATAAATGGAAAACCTCCGCTACCTCCTCCTCCACCACTTACAGTCTTTAACATGATATAATCCTTGTAATACTTTAGTACTAATCGCCATCGCCTGGGGTAATGTACAACGTTGCTGTACTTGTTACGCAATTAGCTGAAAAATAAGCATTAGGCATAAACGTAATAATCTCGTCTGTTCCTGGCAATAATGGTAAACAGTTGTTTTGCGTGGTTGTTGGCACAACAGCACCAGATGATGCTTGTGCTGAGGTCATACCATACCCAAGAATAACAGTCACAGTACCGCTATTGATAATCCTGTATTGGTTACCGCCTAGTGTGCTAGATGGTACTTGCACAGGAGTAGACGCAGTAGTTGTTGCAGATATAACTACTGTGTTACCGCAGGGAGAAAAAGGAGAACTTACACTCATGGCAGAGTTCCTATAAAGGTTGTTAATGTTTCTCCAGTAATAGGATTACCTTCAGCATCGTTTAATTGGACACCGTTATTAATGTCTTTTTTGAATTGTTGGTAATCGGTGTTGTCTAATGCAAATGGAATGCTCCAACCGTCAGAACGATTTACTGATATGGATTTATTTAATAAAGGCTCAAAACCTAATTTATATGTAATCATTTATAACTCCGCAGATAATTGCACAAATGCACTTGTACTTTGAGCATATACATAAGCAGCTTGACCTCCAGTACAACCAGATACTGTAAAAGCAGCACCTGCATTTGTAGAAGTTGACCTGTTGGTATTAATTGTTAATGGAGCACTGGTTATTGACGCAAAAGTATATAAGTTACAATTTGGTAATGCCAATGATGGAGCGGCTCTCATTGTTACTGATAACGGCATAGCACAAACTACGCCAGTAGAGCTTTCAACGCCTCCTACCATATAAGCAACAGCACTTAATGTGCCGCCAGTATTCAAAGGACTGGTTTGATAATAATACCTCTGGCACAAAGCTAACTCAGTACCATAAGGACGATAATCAAAAGATGTTGCTTGAGTTCCAACCTCAAATTGAACGCCTGTGATGTAGAAGGTTGCTCCGTTTGTTCCAAGAATGTTAGTAGCACCAGTAGCACCACGATAATCTGCACTAGCCCAAGAACCAGCAGTTCCGCTAAATGTAGAACCAGCGCCAATTTCAAAAAGAACACAAACTGCACCAGCATTTGAAGCACCAACCCAAGTGCCAGATGTATCTCCAGCAATAGTTACGCTTATTTGGGTCCAAGTATTTGCAGAAGAAATAGTGTATATAAATGGATAACTTCTAGTTCTTGCATAATTTTCAATAGAACCGCCAAAAGTGCCTGTTAAACTAGATTGAACCCAAAATGACAAAGTAACAGTTTTTGCATTAGCCGTCCCCCAACCTAAATCAGCCCAGTTATAGCCCTCAATATATTGTGCAACCGCTATAGTATCCCCAGAGGAAACGCTGTATGCTGATGTAGAAGTTAATAAATAGCTGTTGTTAAATCCTGCGGGGGCAGAAGAAGATTGTTGAACAGTAAATTTAGAAGCTACTGTTGTTTCTACATTCCAACGGTCTAATGTATATGTCCAAGCAGTTGGGGTTACTGTTCCAGTTGCTCTTTGATATAAGTTCATCGCACCATTAATAATGCGGTTCTTAAAGCCGTAGTATCCAGTTGTAGTGCCTGTTCCTCCATTTGCTTGCGGAAGTATTCCTGTAACACTAGCAACGTTTGTTGTAATATTACTTGTACCGCTAGTAATAGTTACATTTTGAAGTGTAAGATTTCCAACAACACTGGTTGTATTTCCAAGCCCAACAGAAGCGTTTCCAAGTGTTGCTACAGTTGCAAAATTAGCATCTAACTGCGATAACGGTATAGATGTTGTTGCGGTTGCAAAGGTATAGGGTACACCAGACATATTAGAACCTCACTCTTAATTCGTGTTCAAACTCAAACGTATTTACTACAAACCCAGCATTGTTGGAAGTCATGGTTAGTCCCAAATACTTACCATACTGCAAGGCATCCGATTTAAACAAGTAATATCCTGTAGACAACAGCCACGGGATTATCGTACTGCTGTTATTTACCCATGATATTACCTGAGAACTGTTATTTAGCCAAGACACTCCTGTGTCTGATAACGTATACGTTGGACTAGCTCCCTGCTCAGAATCTACCGTCACATTAAACTGTCCACCGCTTGTTAACGTGGCTTCTACTGCAAATTTTAACGCTTGCTTGGTTCTTATGGGGTCTCCCATATCTTGCAAAGCCGTTTGAATATAACTTGGTATGGTTGCCGTTGTGCTGTTGTAAAACTGATATAGCGCATTAGACGTATTTGTACCGTAAAGGTTTACTTTTCCACCTATAGGGGCAGAAGTAACATAAGGAATCTGTCCTTGATACGTAATAAACCATTTTTTCTCAAAAAACACCGCCTGGATGTACCGAGAACCACCGTATCCAAACGGACATCCGCTGGTTACGTAAAAATTAAACACCGCACACAAAATATTGTTGAGCAACGCCTGACCAGCTGTAATTGGCTTTGTAAAGTCTATGTACGGGAAAATACCGTCTAGTGGGTCACTAATCTTGGTAGTTGTAGAACCCACAAGAGCGTACACACCATAGTCGTTCAAAAACAAAACAGACCTGAAATACGGGAATATGGCATAAATACGCTTAGAACCGATAGACGCAGAGACGTTTGTATTGGTAAATACGGTGCTTCCTGTAGAAGTAACCTGTAAATTACTAAATACGTTAATACTGTCGTCACCAAAGATGTACAAGAAGTTATTGGCTGACAAAATAGCCTGAATATTGCCGTGTAGAGTCGAATCCGTTAAATTAAACGCCACGGCAGATACAGAACTAAAATCTGTTGGGCTAACCGCACTAGAAGCATAGACTGTCCGACCTGCTGCTACCCAGACACGCCCTGAGAATGTGGCTACATCCACAATTCCGTTGGTATTGACAATAGCAGTAGCGGTTGCGTTGGCAGTGACGTTGGCTGTATACCCGTTAGCAAAGCTCACGGTAGGCGCTGAAGTGTATCCAGAGCCAGGATTGTTCATAATAACCTGGGTTACAGCGTTTCCAGAAACGATTGCAGTGCCGTTAGCGCCTGAACCCCCTCCACCAGTGAAGGTAACGTAGAAAGACCCGTTAGCACCGTATCCAAAGCCCCCAGAATTGATTAAAACAGAGACTGTACCCGTTGCAAAGGTTGTTAACTGGCAAATAGCCGTGGCGTTTGTTGTTGCTCCACCGCCCTTAATTGTGATGGATGGGGGTGACGTGTACCCAGAACCCGCATTTGTAAGCGATATATAGCTGACTGTGTTGGCTGTACTGACTGTAGCCACCGCAGTAGCTTGTACACCGCCCGTCTGGTTAGGTGCACCAATTACAACGTCAGGAACACCCGTGTATCCAGCTCCAGGGTTGGTAATTGCAATAACACCTATAGAACCTATGGCGACTAAGTTACCGCCATCCCACTCATAAAGACCTTTTACAGGGTCTCCAATGTACAAATTGGTGTTTTGATATTGTGTAGCTGCTACACCAGAAGCAGAAAACGTACCAGCAGCAGCAATATTTCCTCTAGTTAAGCTAGTCAAGTCAAAATACTGCATTGACCCGTCAATTTGAGACGCAACTAAGTAATCATCTGTGATATTTGCACTTGTCAAATAAGTGACAGTGTTGGAAAAGACTACAGCGTTACCTGACGAATTACTGACAGTTGTAGATTGAGGCGTAATACGCAAATTACCCGAACCAACGGGCATAGCGTTCTCTAGCCAGTAAAACTCATCTTTCTCGATTGCCGTGCGGTTGGCTTTGGTGTCAATTCCCTTGAATTGTTTAATAACCGCATAGCTTTTCTTTTGCTCTGCTGCTGCCATTCCTAACCTCCACTACTATAGGGGTTCGGAATCCTTCTTGTATAGGTACTGTTGAGTACGTTCAAGACGTGTTTGTTGTATTCTTGCTTAAATATTTCGGCTTCACCGTAAGATTGCTCGTAAAACTTAGCTTTGTAGGCTGCGTAATACTGTGCACAGGTTGACCACGGGTCTAATATCTGGTCTACGGCTGTTGGCGTACTCAGAGACAGAGCTGTCGGCAAAATGACAGTATCTAGCTCGATGTAGTAAGACTGGTCGGGTATAGGAGCAATATAAATCTGTTGCTGACCGTATACGGAGAAACAAATAGGTCTACCTATGTAATTTTGCCAATAGCGTAACTGAGCAGTGAAGTCAGACCAAGGAAGGTAACGCATAGGTATACGACTGTTACCCCAGTAAAGATTAATACCAAGAATGTCAATCGTATTAATTGCATTAGGCAACGCCTGGAAGGGAATAATCTCAGCGTTTTGCACAAAGAGCAAAGTTGCTGTACCGTCTGCAAAAGCAGTAGATGGGGGAAAAACGTTAGAGCCAGTAGGGTACGGAGGTGCTGATGACCCAGAAGTTCCCGAAGTCTGGTACTGGTAAATGTAGACGTTGCTAAAAACATATTGCCCCGCAGTCACAGCAGTGTTTGCCACCCACGGAGTTGCGGGTGTTTGATTTGTGTTTGTGCTGTTGTACGGGTTAGAGGATGTAATAGGCGTGGACGTAGTTTGTACCGTCCGCAAGCATCCTGTGTCTCTAACTAATCTTTCTCTAGCCTCGTTAATGTAATTTGTTAACTGAGACTGCGACCAAAAGTTATTGTTGGAGTCATGCAACAGATTTTCAACTTGATAAAGGTAATCATTG